CAATTTTACGCACAATATTATAATGATCCTAACGATAAGTCAACTTCCCCCATTAGCCGTGATTTATTCCGTTATTATAAACGTGAGGAATTGGAACATATTGCCAGTCAATGGATGATCCAAGGTAAACCTTGCTGGTTGTATTGTGCTGTTGATATGGCTGCTTCTACAAAGGACAGGTCTGATTATTCTGTTGTAGCAGTGGGAGCTATTGATGATGAAGGTAATCGTTACACAGTAGATATTAAACGGTTTAAGACTCAAAAGTCGTCTGAAATATTTGATGCTATTAAGGAATCGTATATATCATATCAATTTAAGAAATTACGAATTGAGGCTGTATCTGGTTTTCGTCTAGTAGCTCAGGATTTAGCTGATAGATTATCTGACGAGGGGGTACGTATACCTATTGATTTATATATACCTCCTAACTCTGATGGTAAGTTTGCCAGGGTTAACGGTATTTTAGAACCCCTCTATCAATCTGGTGCTATATACCACTATAGAGGGGGTAATTGCCAAGTACTAGAAGATGAATTAGTATCCGTCAATCCACTTCATGACGATACAAAAGATGCATGGGCTATGACATGTGATGTTATGATAAGACCTATACCTCGTAGACAACAAGGTTCCGATAACGTAATAAGTTTTCATAATCGTTTTGGTGGAGTGGCGGCGTAAAAAGATATGAGTAAGTCACAGTCAAGTGGATCAGTTCTTTCAATAGAGGATGTTGATGATGTTGCAGTTCGTATTGCAGAAATGTGGGAGAGGTACAATACTGAAAAACGCAATGCTCTTACTTTAAATGAAGAGGCTAGACGATTTGTATATGCAACTGATATTGATAGTACTACTGCCCAAGAGTTACCACATAAAAACAGAACACACCAACCTAAACTTACGCAAATTGCGGATACTTTGAAGTCCCAGTATTATGAGGCTTCTTTGTCAATGCCTCAGTTTTTTAGGTTTCCACCTCCTCAAAATATTACTGCCGCAGTGTCTTTAGCTATGGAAAAGTGGATTCGTGTTAAACTTGATCAGCGTAAGTTCCGTGAAACTACGGGTCGAGAACTTGTTAATGACTATGTTGATTATGGTAATTGCTTTGTCGGTGTAGATTATGTTATTGAACGTGATAATGTAAATAAAGTTAAATACAAAGGGCCAGCCTGGAAGCGTATTTCTCCATTAGATATAGTATTCAATCCTAGAACTTCTTTTATTAAAAGTCCTAAAGTGGAAAAGATGTTAGCTCATGTGGCTGATATTACAGAATTTCCTGAGAGGTTTCCTAATAGCGGATTCAAAAGAAAGATAATACAAAAGGCTATAAATACCCGTCACCCCGATGGAATTGATGATTGGGTTGAAGTAATTAAGAATCGTGGCCTTAATATGGATGGTTATGGTGGATTTGATCAGTATTTTAAGAATGATATAGCAGAGATTTTAATTTATAGAGGTGATGTATTCAATCCCAAGACAGGGAAATCTCAACGTAATCGAGTAGTATATGTCATGGATAAGGTTCATGTCATACGTAATGAACCTTCACAGGCTCCTTCAGGATTTGATGGTATTCATCATGCTGGATGGAGACTTCGCCCAGATAATACATGGGCTCAAGGTCCACTCGATAATTTGGTTGGTATGCAATATCGTATTGATCATTTAGAAAATCTCAAGGCTGATATATTCGATATAATAGCACAACCTGTAACTTTTGTTAAGGGTGATGATGTACAAGAACCATCTGAAGGTTATAGGCCAGGAGCAGTATATTATGGTGGTGTAGATAGTGATGTTAGGATGTTAGTACCTGATTCTACTGCACTTAATGCAGATAATCAGATTGCTAACTACCATCGTATGATGGAAGAATTTGCTGGGGCTCCACCTGAATCTAGAGGTATCCGTACTCCCGGTGAAAAAACAGCATTTGAAGTAAGCAAACTTGACCAGAATGCTACTATGATGTTTGTTGATAAAGCTCGTATTTTTGAGCGTATGTTAGAAACCATGCTTAAGGAAACCTTTGAGCTTATGTTGGTTAACTTCGATATTGAAGATTATACAGATATTTTTGGAGAAGGAGAAGAGGGGGATGCTCTTGAAGCTCTTGCGTTAGTGGATACTCTTAGTAGAGGAGAATTTATTGCTATGGGTGCGCGACATTGGACTCGTCGCAATAGAGAAACTTTGGAAATGAATAACTTCATGTCCGGTCCACTTCAAGATCCAAAGATTAGGGCTCATGTTTCTGGAGTTAAACTAGCTGAATTTTGGGAACGAAAATTGCTTATTGAAGATGAGGATATTGTTGAAGAAAATGCTGGAGTTAAGGAAGATGTCAGAATTCAAGCAATCGCTCAGGAAGAAGCTAGAGCTCTCCAAGAAGAAGCCGGGGGAGAAGCAATCGGTGTGGGGGATCAATCTGGGACTGGTACACAGACTTTTACCGGAGAAGAAACAGCAGCAGACCGTCAAAGCCCAGGCGGCGTCTTGCCCCCAGATGATGGAGTTCCTAGAGGACGTAATGCTGGAGGAGTACCTAGCTAAAACATTCACTAAGACATACGGTGAAGAACGGGCTTTCGCTGACGGTGAAGCCCATCAGGCACAACATGTTTATAATATATTGAAAGGACTAGAAGATGGCTGAAGCATTGACCGATGCTATGGAATCTGTTGAAGCAAAACCTGTTGAAACAGAAGAAGCCGATTCAAGCGGGAAACCACAATTTTTGAATAATCTCGTAGGCGAGGGTAAAAAGTATAAAAATACTGATGATCTCGCTAAAGCATACCACCACGCCAATCTCCATATTGATGAACTTAAATCCGACCTGGAAGAGTTTAAAGGTGGTAAAGAACTTCTTAATGAGGTTCTAGACGAAATTCGTAATTCCAATCCAGAAGAGAGTACTGAAGTCTCGGCCCCACCAAAGGCCCCGGCAGAGGCTCAAATCCAGACGGAAGATGTAGCGAAGCTCGTTAGTGATGAGTTTTCAAAGAAGGAACAAGAGACACAAGCTAAGAATAATGTCCAACTTTCTTTTGAAAAACTTACAAAAGCCTATGGTAGTCAAAGTAATGCTAAAGCTGCCGTGGCTAAGACTATCGGGGATGATGAGTATATCAAAAATACCATTGATAATCTCAGTCTTACAAGCCCGGATGCGATGGTCAAATTTATCACTGGTGTAACCCCTGTTGAAGCTTTGGCAGAGGGAAACACTCCCGGTGTTGACGCTGCCGCTGGCTCTACAATTGGAGCGGGCGGGTTGACTTGGGCTCAGTGTAGAGAGATCCGTAAAACAGATCCTAAACGCTATAATAGTCCTGACTTTCGTCAATCTATTGAAGCCGCAGCTAATGCGGCTGCTGCTAAGGGCGTTGACTTTTTCGCAACATAGGAGAAGGGAGTATCTAGATGGCTTTAGATACTGTTAACAACTCTTCATTAGTTCGTACAAATGTATGGGCAAATGAAGTGAAGGATGTTCTCCAAGAAGAGTTAATGTTGGATTCTCATATCCGATGGATTACTGAGTTTCCCGATGGCGATACTCTGAACATCCCGACCCTTTCCGAAATGACGGTTCGCAACTATTCCGAAGGTGCGACTATCACTTTGGATGATCCTACGACTGGTAACTTTACTCTTACTATTGATAAGTATTACCAGAGTGGGTTCAAGATTCCTGAAAAATTCCGCCATGATTCATTTTATGTGTCTATTGCGGAATCTAATTTTGTTCAGAAACTCACTCGTGCGTTGCTTGAACAGAAGGAATCAGACATTGCCAACTTGCAATCTTCGCAAACTGCCTCTGACCCCAATACAATTAACGGCGTAGATCACCGTTATGTTGGTACTGGCACAAACGAAGCTATAACTCTTGCTGATATGCAGAAAGCAAAACTAGCTCTGGATAAAGCGAAAGTTATGCGTGGTGGCCGTAGGGCATTTGTAGACCCCTCGGTTTCTTACGAATTGCAGCAGATCAGTAATGTTATCCAACAAGATGTTTATGGTGGTAATGTTCATATTAAAGAAGGTATGAATGGAACTGCTTTTGTTGGACGATTTGCTGGCTTTGATCTTTTTGAGTCGTTGTTTCTTGACAACGCGATTACTGAAACGATCACTGCTACTGCTCCTAGTGCAGGTTCGGCCACTGGTACAAGTGCCTTTGCCAACATGTTTGTTGGAGAGGAAGCTTTTATCGGTGCTCTCCGTGCATTGCCCGATATGGATGCTTGGTACGACAATAACACTCGTTCAGACGTTTACCATGTGACGATGAGATATGGCATTAAGTTATATCGTCCAGAGTCCCTGGTTATCGTCTTAACAGAATAGTAGGAGGGAAAGATTATGGCGCAAGTTAGAACTCCTGCTGGATCTGGTGCTGGAACTGGCACTGGCTCCGAACAGACTGGTAGCTCCAGCACCACGCTGAATGCACCACAGGATCTCACGTTTAATGAGATTCCTGGTGTAGTAAACGGTATGGGCTCTGGACATGTCTGGTACGATATTATTGATGGTACTCTATTTAGTGGTACTGTTGAATCTACCTCGTCTGACTTCGTGTGGCAGATGACCGCTGCTGATAAAGGCCGCATTGTTGGCATCATGTATGCTAATGGCAGTGTGGCTATGAGTGGTAGTGTTGGTTGGGAACTTGATTTTATCAATGACACCCAAGCTGATGCCACTTGTGCGTACTTTGGTTTCGGTTCCGGTACGGAAGCTGCCAAAGGCACGGACAATGACGTTGCTGTTGCTGCGGATACTACTGTTTATGTATCCAACAGCCTCACTACTGGTGCTTCTCACTTTAACGCTGGTGATCTGATTCAGGTTACAGCGGATCGTGACGGTACAACTGGTGTTGGTTCGTTCCGGTTGCTCGTTTCTTACGAGTCACAGGGCCACGTATAAGTTTGTTGGGGGGCTTCGGCCCCCCACCATTCTCGTTCTATGAAGGATAAATAAATGGCTGTTGAACACTCAACTCTCACGACCACTGATTTACATGAGCCGAAGGGTGTTGCTGCGGCTAATGCTGATGAAGTGTATATTGCTGATGGTGCTGCCAGTGGTTCTTGGACTGCTCATGATAACTTCGTATACCTTAATTTACATATTGCTGATATTAGTACAGCATCTAGTTCATGGGTTGTAGCTCCTACTGCTGGTAATATTACTAAAATCTATACTATTATTGATACTGCTATTACAACTGGTGATGCTACTATTACAGCAAAGATTAATACAGTATTAGTAACAAATTCAGCTATTACTATTTCCCAGTCAGGTAGTGCTGCTGGTGATGTAGATAGTTCTTCTCCATCTGCTGCTAGAACTGTAGTAGCAGGAGATAAGATAGAGATTCTTACTGATGGTGGCTCTACAGTTGCTTCTAAGGCTGTTGTAACTGTGGTTATAGTACCGACTTAAGGGTAAATCATGAAGCTTACACTCCTTGATTTAGTTCAAGACATGCTTGTTGCCACGGATTCAGAGAATGTATCCACGGTAGGTGAGACAGAAGATGCTGGTATGTGTGTTAATATTGCTAACAGGGAGTTTGAGCGTCTTATTTCTAAGTTTCGTTGGCGTCATACTAGATCCTTTTCTAAATTAGAGGTTACTAGTAATAAACATGAGATGACGCTTGCATCTAATGCTATAGCTCTTAACCCAGAAAGTGTATATTATTCAGGTAATAGAGTATTTTGGATGGATGAAGATTATTTTCTTGCCTGGACTATAGCAAGAAAGACTACGGAAAGTAATATAGAGGAAATCAATAATATCAAAGTTTATAATGATAGAGATCCTCAATATTTTACTAGCTTTGATGATGAAACTTTGATCTTTGATGCCATACCTACTGCATCTGGTCTTGTAAAAGCTGACACTGATTGTATCGTTTATCTGCAACCTACTTCCCGATTAACTTCTGATGGCGAGTTTTTTGATCTACCTGCCCAAGCATTTGCAGCATTAAGTGCTCGTTGTATTGTAAAGGCAGTTATGGAAATAAAAGGAGATACTCAAGGAGCACAAGCAGAGAAGCGTGATGCTGATAATGCTATTGCTGCTTTATCTCGTAATGCAAGGTTAGTAGATATTTTTGATGATCGCAGAGAACATATTATACCAAGACGTTCCATGCGTAATACTTTCAATAAAACAAGGATTATATCGTAATGCAAACTACGAATATAGCTAATTTTACTAATTCGTCTGGGTGGCATGTAATTCATAATCCGGATATTATGGTTTATGAAATAAAATCATCGAATGGTAAAACCAGACCTGGGACTTATACCCATAGACTATTTGCTGATAAAGCTCTCTATGATTATCTTGAGTTTATTCAGACTGCCGATTCTTCTAAGATAAAAAAGAGAAGAGCTAAAAAGGTTGAAGTTAAATCTACTCCCGTTAAACGTACACTTGAAAAACCAAAAACTTCTCGTGAATTAGAAGTAGATAGGATGGCTAGTACACCTTTGACCCCAGAAGAAATAATAAAATATGTCAACACGTAAACTTCAGTTACCTGTTTCTGGATTTACAGATGGATTGAATACTGAAGCTTCTGTTTTAAACGTCTTACCTTCAGAATTTATGGATGGTACTACTAATGTAGTATTACATCAAAATGGTTCTGTGCGTAGACGTAAGGGTGTGGATTTCTTAGGAGCTTCTGATTCAGGGGGATTTCTACAAACTGTTCGTACTTCATCTATTAGTTCCGAGTTAAAACAAGAATCTCCTGCTGTTAAGTTTGTTCGACTTACTGCTCCCAATGGATCTATTGTTGAAAGAATTGTCGCTGATATAAATAATGAGTTTTGGGTATTTAAGGTTACGGCAGATGCATTAACTAATATTGATGTCCCAACTCAAACTATTACTCGAACTGCTTCTGGTATTATTCATAGTGATCCCGAACAGAAATTTGTAAATATGCAGTTTGCTCAATCCGGTAATCGTTTATTTTTTGCTGGTAAGCATATTCATCCTGGTTATTTACAAGTATCTGCGGATAATGAAACACTTGAAGTTGTCTATATCAATATTCTTATTCGTGATCCTAATGCTTCTAAAATTAATACACAAAGAAAGAATGGTTCACCTTCTGTCGGGTACGAATGTATTAAAGATCATACCTCTGCTTCGGTTAATGAGCCAGGGGTAGGGGCTGATTGGGAAACGTTCTGGTTTGCTAATGAAGGATCAACTACATTTTCAGCTTGGGCTAGTTCAACATCATATACTACCACATTTCTTAATCGTTATGATAAAAGAATATCCGTAGCGAGTACTGATACGTTTCCAACTACTGTGGATTTCTTTGCTGGAAGAGCATGGTATGCTGGAGATCCCAAGTTTCCCAATAATGTATATTTTTCTCAAGTTGTTGTAAATGATGGTGATTTAGAGAAGTCTCATCAATTTGCTGATCCATTCGATACCTCTGATCCTGCTATTGTAGCTGATGATGGTGGTGTGATTGCCTTTCAGGGTGCAGGATTGGTACTTAGGCTTTTGACTCTTGGAACTTCACTATTTGTTTGCTCTAATACTGGTGTATTTCAAATTACTGGCCCTAATGCTGCATTTAAGGCTACTGATTATACTACATTTTCAGTACTTAAAGATGGTATAGATGGCCCTGAAAATGTTGTTGCAGTTGATGATGAATTCATTATTTATGGACAAGATACTATATGGCGGTCTACTATTCAGAGTAGCCTCAATATAACTACTTCTGGACAAGCTACGTTTAAGAGTCTTTCAGAAAATCGAGTAGAAACTCTCTATACTACTATACCCAAGGCTAGTAAGACTTCTGCAAGAGCTCTTTATAATCCTTCAGAGCGTCGAGCATATTACTTCTATAATTCTATTAGTACCGATTTTGATAATTCATATAGTAGTCTTGAACAACCTGGATATTCAAAGGATGTTCTAGTTCTTGATACACGGTTTCAAGATGATATCCTTCCTACCGAACAACAACAAAAACTTCGTAGAACCGTTAAAGGAGCATTCTTTTCTTACAGTTTTAATGACGGGGCTAACAGTGAGAAACCTTATATTGCTTGCCCATTCATAGCTCCCGATGTTCCACCTGTTGATGAAGCTGTTGTGGCAGGTGGTGTAATTATTACTGATGGCGCTACCCCAGGAGTAGAGATTGTAGCTTCTGGTGCTCCTGATCCTAAAGATGTTATTTTGGCAGTAGCTTTACGTAGATCTGAAGTTGGTGCCAATGCCACTATACAAGCAGCATTTGCTTCTTTAAATACTACAACTCTTAGAGATTGGAATTCTTCCTCTACTTATGCCATATCCTATTCTAGTCCTATATTTAGTGGTGTTCAAACAGGCGGTGATGCACTTCATAATAAGAATTTGACTTATATTCATCTAGTTTTTGAAAGAGTTGAAGGTGGGGTGCTTGATAGTGATGGAATTGATTTAACTCCTGGGGGATGTTTTTTAGCTATTTCATGGGATTATGTAACTAAAGAAGGCGCTCCTGGTCATACTAATTTTGGACAACAAGTTACTTCTGGTAACGGAGCTAATAATGTTACCACTAGTGATGGAACTCTTGTATTTAAGCGTGATCCAATGCGTGAAGTTTATGTCCCAGCACGATTTACTAGTGATGAAGCAGGGGCGGGTTCTACTGATTATAGTCATGTCTATTATAAACATCGTGTGAGAGGTAGGGGTAAAGCATTTCAGATGTTATTTCTTAATGATGCAGATAAAGACTATAATTTAATAGGGTGGGCAGAGCAGTTTCATGGCAAACCTGATTAAGTATCTTGCTAAAGATGTTATACAAATTGTAGAGATAATAGATAATGGAAAAGAAGTTATTGGAGTTATTCGGGCAGAGGTTGGTGAAGATATGTTACTTATGCACCCTCGAATTTATTCCCCCACTAAAACTAAGTTCTTAGAATTTCGCAAATCTTTTGAAGTATTTCTACGTTATATGAAATCCGAATATTATTATGAAAAATGGCATGGTCTCCTTTCAATGCCAAGTCTTTCTGATAATAAGAAGTGGGCTGATATGATTAGTAATAATAGAGCATATCCTGTTAAATACATTATGGGAAGGCCACTTTATGAGTGTGAAATACAATGACAGGATTTCAATATTTTTTAGCATCTTTTGCTCTTACTGCTCTTACTACTGCTTATCAATATATAGCAGAAGAAAAGAAACAGGATAGATTAGAAAAATTAGAGCAGGATCGACTTGCTTTAGAAACTAAGAGAGCAAACTTATTGGATGAGGAAAGTAAACGTAAAGGTCGTGCAATTGCTAGATTTAAGATTGGTGAATTAGTTAATCGTGCTGCTGCTCAAGGACTGGATCCAGAAAATAGATTTAGTCGAGGTAATATACAGGCTGTTGAGAGTAGTCTTAAGGGAGCAGAAACATTTCTTGCTGAAACTTCTGGTGTAGCTGCAGAACTTAGAACAAGTGCTTCTGATATCTTATCAGAGGAGAGAGAACCTACATTAGGGTTGGCTTCTTCATTAGCTGTTGCAGGAGGTACTGCAGGAGCAAGCGTTTTTGGTGTACAGGCCGCTAAAGGTAAATGGGGCGATGTTTCAACTTGGTTGGGATCATAAGATTAATGGCTACTATAGATACTGAAGCTGCAAGAACCCCTAGTCAGGGGAATATAGGCGGTGGTAGGCTTGCCGGAGGTGGTTCTGTTCGTGAGCAATTGATTTCTTCTGGTGCGGAGAGTATTACTAAACTTATTCTCACCAGTATGGAGGGTGCACGAAGAAGTCGTATGGGGCAAGCGGTTATAGATCTTGGCGCTAAATTAGCAATAGCTAGAGTTAATAATCTGGGAAATACTGAGCGCAAAGAAATAAAACGTAAGTTTGTTAGTGGATTAGCTGAAGGTGGTATGAATCCCGCAGATGCGGTGGAAGTCGGCAAATTAGTGGAAGTACAAAAACTTCAACAGATTAGGATAGATGCTAGGAGAACTGGACAAATAACTCCTCAAGGGGATATTGTTAGTATAGGTGGAGAAATTCCAGGTGGGGGAGATTATTCACAAGGTGTCGATCTTTTTGGTAATGAATTAAAAAAACTTAATGGTACAGCTCCCAATACTGTTGCAGCATATAAAACATTTATTGAAAATAATATCAATGAAATTAAACATAGAGGATTGAAACAACAATTTGAAATATCCTTTATGCTTGCTAAAAATAATCTTACTAAATTTCTTGCTGAAAGGGATGCCTTTAAGATATTTGGGCAAGGCCGTAAACTTGTTATAGCTTCTGATATTAATGCTGAGAAATTAGCTAAATTGAATGAATTTAGTAGACATGTTTCAGAGGTAAGGCAACAAATAACTTCTTCTTCTATAACTGAATTTGCTAACGATAGTGATAATACTCTTTCTAAAAGTAGTATTCAAGGATTATGGAAAGCACTTCGTTTAGATATTACGAATAAATTAACCAGAAATGTTGTGGATGAATTAGGGGTTAATTTTAAAACTCTTAACGATATTCTTAATGATGAGGAGACTCTTGTAAATACTTTTGCAGAGAATGTTTTTAAGATGGGACCGTTAGGGTCAGCTACTGAAAAACATGAAACTTTATCAAAACTTCTAAGAGCAAAACAATTTATAGCTACTGATGAATTTCGTTCTCAACTTCCGCCAGATATTCAAAAAATAATACTTCAAAGGGAATCAGGATTCTTAGATGCTGTAGTAAAAATAGCAGAGGTTGCACAGATAATTGGAGATACTACAACTGTAGAACAAGTTATTAAAGAGCTTGTTCTCCCCACCGCTGAAAGATTTGCTGAACAATCTATTTCTTATCTTGAAGATCCTAGAAAATTTGCTAATGAGAAAGGAGAAGTATTCTTAGAAAAAATACTTCAAGAAATTAGAGCTGTTAGAAATAATCAGGCAATGATTCGTAGTCCTAATTTGGTTATTAGGTTTGAAATTGCCATGAATCGTCTTGTAGAACAATTAGAAAACCAGGGAGAGGGGAGAGCGGCTAAACAACTGCAAAATGAATTTAATAAATTTAATACTGCTAATGAAAAGAAACGTATTATTGTTAACGAACGTGTAGGATCTCTTGGTGGTGGATAATCAATTAGTAGAAACTCAAAAAGAAGAGCATCCCTTTGATTTTAATATTGTAGAATCTAAAGATTTTACAATAACTAATACGGAAGATGCTCTAGCTGGAATTCCTACGGAGATAGATCCTGTTCAATCACCGCTTGTTTCTTCGTCTGAACAAGTTGTTTCCGATATGGCAGAGGTTAAGTCTTATGAAGAAATTAAGTTAAAGGCTGATCTTGAAGAAGAGGATCGTAGGAATAGAGCTATTAAAGCTTCTATTTTTAATATCCCTAGTACTACTTCTGATATGCTTAGAGTTGTTCGTACAATAGCTAGGGAACCTCTTCCCAATAAGTCTATTGGAGAAGCTGTATCTTCTGTTATCGGTAAAGAGCTTAATAAACCTATTCGTAAAGATTTATCCTCTGGTATTAATGTAGCTATAGGTCAGCAAATATCTAAACAAGAAGCAGAGAAATCTCTTGTATTACCTCCTGGTAATTTCCAAGCTAATATGCGTACTCCTAATTCTGCTGTAGAAAGTATTGCAATTCATTTTGGGGATAAGTCAGGGTCAGAAAGTGTTTCAACACCATTAGAATTTTTAGAATTTATTAATCCCGTTGGTGGAGAATCTCCCAAAGGAATGGATATTCCATTATGGGAGATGACTAAAGATATATTTACTTTAGATTTCGATGCGGATGATTTTGCAGAACGAATGGAATCTAATTATGGTAAAGATTGGGGATGGAGATTTACTGGATTTTTGGGAAAGGAAGTAGCTATTGATACGCTTATTCTTGGTGTTACTTTCTTTATCCCCCCTCTTGCTGGAATTACGGCTTTAAGTCTTGCTGCACGTCGGGCTGGGTTTCTTGGATCTGTAATCCGAACAACTGCTATTGGTGGAGGTGGTGGTCTTATACAATCAGGGCAGAACTTAGCTCTTGATAGAGATGCTAATCTTCAAGGTGAAATTATTGGCCGCGCATTAGGACAAGGTGGTATCGAAGTATTAGGTCATGGTGTAAGAGCTGGTATAAGAGCCTTCCGTGGCCGCAATATGAAAGAATCTATATCTATTAATGCCAAGGAGGATGGTACTAAACCTCTCACGAATAAAGAATTAAAAGCTGCCCTATCTCCTGAATCTGAAATTTCTGCACACTCTTCTCTTACTCGTGCTCAATTAGATGGAGTAGTGGCAAATTATAATAAAGCTACAAGCGATGTAGCTGATGCTCTTATGGATAATACTCTCCCCCCAGAAATTCGTAAAAGCCTTGCCGCTCACCTTGGTATTGATGCAGGTAGACTAGATAATATTAAATTGGATATTGTTCTTCCATTATTTAAAAATCAGAACGAGACTCTTCTTAAACAAGGACTTACTATTCCACTATTAGAGCGGCAAGGATCTGAATTTTCTAATTTAAAATATTTGCAGGGAATATATTTTGAAGATCTAACATCTCCTCTTCGTGCTACTAGTAGAAATATTAATAAATCGGTTATTCCTACTCTTTATAAAGGAATGAAAACTGTAGGACTTGCAGAACCAGAGAAACTAGCTCTTCAAAGTGGATCTAATTTTCATACTAGTAAATCATTTACTGCAAAACAAATTAATGGCTTCAATCAAATGTGGAGAGATGTTTATTCTGGTCTTTCCTCAAAAGAGAAAAAACTTTTAGGTGCTATTAATAAAGAAGGAGATGCTAACGAAGTCATATATGACTTTGTTGAAATTGCCCCCAAATTAACTGGGAGAAAAGTTTCTCCTAAAGTTCAAGAAGCATATCGCAAGTTTAGATTTGTTAATGATTTGACTTATGAGGTAGCAGATGCGGGTGCAGTAGCTACTCTTAAAGACAGTGTTTTTAAGACTAGAGGAGGATATGTTCAAGTTCAGAAGAGTGCTAAAGATCTAAAGAATTTTAAGGCTAATGAAAACGTATCTGTTAGAAAGTTTGACGAGAATGTTCAATTAGCTGTGGGGGAAAAGTTTACTATTAAGGCTAGAGTTCTGCAAAACCCTAAAAATGAAATTACTACAATAGTCCCCTATCGTACTGGTCATGTTCCTCGTTCATATCGAGATCAACAATTTGCTGTAGTAGTACTTAATAAAAATACGGGTAAAGTAGATTATGAAGCTACATTTGATAGTAATCCCGCAGCTACTAAATGGATGGACGATCGTAATAAACTCCTTAATTTAAATGAAGAAATTGCCATTAAAATATGGAATAAAATGGATTCCGGTGCTGGTGGGGTACATATGACTCGCCAGTCGGCTAAGTTAATGAGTCAAGTAGATGAACGTACTGCTGAATTATTTCGTAAGGGTTTATTGGATAATGGTATTGGTGAAAATCAAGTGAGGGTTCTTCTTAATAAGATGATTGCAGCTCCTGTTGTTCCTGGTTTTACTAAAGCTCGTGGAATAGGTGTGGCAACTTCAAAAAAGGCTCAAGAAGCTCGTCTTAAATTAGCTCGTAATCCAAAAGATGAACAAGCACAGAAAGAATTTGCCGAAGCTGTATATGAAGATACTCCAGTTACCAAAACTACTCAAATAAATTACTCCTCTTCTATAGCTCATAATTCAGGTTATGATAATTGGCGTAAGTATTCTTTTGATGATTGGTCATCTAGATATGGTCATTTAATTGAAGAAGGAAAAATTCCAGATCCCCTACTTCCTGTATTTAAAGATGCACCTCAATTTGGGGCCAAACAATTTCGTAAAGAAGTAAGTGAGGCTACAGATTATTCCAATTGGCTTAAACAAACTATTAAACATAGGGATTGGTTGGAAGATCGTTATGATGATATTCTTGTAACAACTTCTGATGCTATAGCAAGAAAAGCTGTTGAAGGTAGCGTGTCAGCAAAAGCTGTATCTAAAGTAATTGATAATCTTGTCCCAGAAGCTAAGGGATTAGAGAATACTCTTCGTTTTGTAGCTGCATTTCCTAAACTTCTTACTGGAAATACCGCACAAATTGTTGTACAAGGATCTCAGGCTGCTCTTGGTGCTGGTGCTGCTTTTGGGTTCAATCCCAGATTAATGGTTGGTTCCATGTATAAGCTCGGTAAAATAACTGGATTAGAAGCTGCTCGTAGATTAGGACGTAGAGTTCCTAAAGATCCTAAATTAAATAGTGCACGTCAAGTTCATAAAGAGATGATTGAGTCTGGATATTTTGCAGATTTACAAACTACGGATACTGCTTTTGGAATGAGTCATGGTCTTGATCCTTCTGCAATGCGTAAGACATGGGAGTTTACTAAACGAGTTGGTGCGGTGCCGTTTAGACTTGGTGAAGCTTTAAATCGTTCTGTTGCCTATGTTACTGTAAGAGATCAAGTTGCTTTTGCAATCTCTCAAGCTGAGAAAAAAGGATTTGCTAATTTAAAACCCGAATTGCAGCGTTTAGCTAGTGACTTTGATGGTAATTTAATGACTACAGCTTCTATCGGTTCTCATGCTTTTAGAGAGGCAGTAGTTGAAAAAGCAAAAGTAATTGCTCTTAGTATGGGTAAAGCTGGAGAACTAAGATTAATGTCTGGTTCGGGTTCTGTAGCATTGCAGTTTAAGCAGGTACTAGCAAAAGAGATATCAGTTATAGACAGTTCTCTTTTGTCTCTACGAGAGAAGATAGTAGGCGCGGGAACTATGATTGGGTTATTCGGGGCAGGTGCTATTCCTTTGGCAGGAGATATACTCAAACTTTCTGATTATATCTTTTCCAGTAAGGATGAACCCCTTGATAGATTATATTTTAAGGATCAAGCTGATGCCTTTAATAAGATGCTTGGTGATAATTTAGAGAGTTTTAGTGATGGATTTGTATCTACTGAAGGAGTGCAGCGGTTCTTTAAGAAGGGTTTAATAACTGCTGCTTCAGAGGGTGAGATTGATTTTGCTAACCGTGTCGCACTTGGTAATTTTATCAATGAAACATGGGATGTGCAAGATCCTCTTGAAGTAATTGTTTCATTTGCTGTATTACAGGATGTAGTAGATGCAGCTAAGAAACTTGGTGTAACTACTATGCTTAATCCATTGTCTATGATGGAGGTAAGTGCTAGAGTTCTTGCTGGTGAAGATTTTCGTGATGTATTACTTGATAAATTTGAACCCGACTCTACAGCCTCTAAATTGATCTCTGGAGAGGTGGAACTAGGTGGAGCTATTCTAGATGTCTTTAGGGAAAGCGGTAAAGTATTTTCGCAAGTAGGTAGTATATCCCGTGTATTGGATGTTGCTAACAGGGATATCGTGGCTCCCGAAGCTTACTGGAGAAATCCTTTTGCTACACAAACTTATGCTACTTCTGGGCTTAGGGGTATTCCAGTGGAACGTACACGATCCCGTGATATACAATTTTTACTTGGTATAACCCCAGGTAAAATTGTAGAGCATTATAGTAAATCTAGGACTGAACGTATTTATGCAGAAGCTATTAAAGATTTTGGATATGATTTGGAAGGAAAGTTTCGTTCCTTGTTTGGTGCACCAGAAGCACAGAAAAAAGTATCTGCTAAGGCTATCCAACAATTAGTTTTGTTACGTAAACATTTGCGGGATTCAGGTCTGGATACCCCCATTACTTCGGGTGCTTTAAAAAGTGTACATAACAAACTTACTAAACTTATTTTAGATATCCAAACTGGAGGAAGGTAATGGCTGATCGTCCAACAATTTCTTCACACCCATCGGGTGGGCGATATAGTGTTGCTACCCTGAATGCTAATTTCCAGGCATTACGAGATGAGTTTGATAATGTATTTGGAACTAATGGTGTAGGCGGGGCTAATAATTCCATGTCGGGTAATCTCGACATGAATACATATAATGTTATTAATGCTGGTAGTATACTTGATAGTGCTGGTGTCGATCTAGCACTACAATCAGGGTTTGCTGAAGAGTGGGCAAGTAAGGCTGAGGATAGTTTGGTAAGTACCGCTGCTGGTGGCAATCTGGTAGATGAATATTCCTCTTTACATCATGCCGCTAAGGCTTCTGCTAGTGCTACCTCTGCATCATCCTCTTCTTCTACCGCTACTACCCAGGCGTCTAATGCTTCTACAAGTGCTACTAATGCTGCTACAAGTGCTACTAATGCTTCCACTAGTGAAACTAATGCTGCTACAAGTGCTACTAATGCTTCTACCTCAGAAACTAATGCATCTACCTCAGAAACTAATGCTACAAGTATTATTTCGTCTATAGGTCTTAATTATAATTTTGATAGTTCTACTACTATGGCGGACCCTGGTACTGGTGACTTCCGCCTTAATAATGCTACTGTGGCTAGTGTCACGGCAATTGCTGTCGATGCTACTACCAATGATACCGGCAATCCCGATTTATCTGATTTTGTTGCTACGTGGGATGATAGTACTAGTACCATTGCTGGTTATATTGTAGGAAAGAAGGTTGGTACGCCAGCTACTTTCTTCGTATACTCTGTATCTACTGTTGCGGATAATACAGGCTGGCTTCAATTAACTGTTACTCATGTGACTAGTAATGGTACTTGGACTGCTGGTGATGATTGTATCTTCCAGTTTTCTCGTTCTGGTGACAAAGGCGATACTGGTGTTGGGGATATGAGTGATCTTATTGATGATCTTACTCCCCAACTTGGTGGTGACCTCGATTGTAATGGCGCACAAATCCAATGGAGCAAAGGTGCTGACGTAGCGTCTAATTCAGCACTTCCTGTGCTTACAGACGGTAATTATTTCGATGTCACGGGAACTAGTACAGTGTCGAGTATTAATACTACTGGTGGGGCTGGCACCCTTATTAAACTACACTTCGATGGTGCTGTTACGCTGACCCATCATGCCACAAATCTAATCCTTGCTGGTGCAACGAACTTCACGACCGAGGCCGGTGACGAAGTTGAGTTCGTTGAATACGATACAGGTAAATACCGTATGACAGGTTGGAGCTTGGCTGGCACGGCCCCAGGAGGTGGGGGAGGAGGTGCCTTCCTTGGCGAGGGTGCTTCCGGTGCTTCAGTAGGTGACAGTGGTGATATTATCAGGGTTAATCAACAGACATTAGACACTTCCCAAACTATGAGTGCCACTGATAATGGCAGTTGTGCGGGACCATTCAGTGTGGCTTCCGGCGTGACCTTGACCATCAACTCCGGCGCAACATTCACGGTGATATAATGAGTACAGTTAAGACAGATGCCATCGTCGCTGTTAGTACTAACGGCAATCTGGACCTCAGCGGCCAGGGGACGGGCGGCGTTGCGGTTTCCGATTACCTTATCCTGAGTAAGGGCGCTGATATTGCTTCTGCAACAGCATTGACCCTAGGAAAGGATGGTTCTGCCTTTGACGTGACAGGCACTACAGCCATCACTTCCATCGGCACTCAGGGTGTTGGCTCCCATGTAACTTTACATTTCGACGGTGCATTGACATTTACCCACCACGCTACTGATTTGATCCTACCGGGAGCGGCTAATATCACGACTGCCGCTGGCGATATAGCGGTCATGTACGAATACGCTTCCGGCGATTGGCGGTGCGTTAGTTACACTAAGGCTAGTGGTGAGGCAGTTGTTGCTGGTGGCGGGAAGATTGTGCAAGTCGTAAATGTTACGAGTGGTGCGGCGCAGACATCTACTGCTACCACATGGGTCTTTGATGATACTACTCCTCAGAATACAGAGGGTACGGAATGGCAAACACTGGCAATCACACCCACTAATTCTTCTAACAAACTCTTGATTGAGGTCGTTCTAAATTCGATGTTCCACAATCAAGCAACTCACAAAATTGGAGCCGCCCTGTTTCAAGATAGTAACGCCGATGCTCTTTCTAGTGGCTTACGAGTTGGGCCGACTGCCCAGTGGGGAGGTAGCATTGTATTCTCACACTATATGACGGCTGGCACTACAAGTTCCACTACCTTTAAGGTAAGGTTTGGAACAGCAACAGCGGGAACCCATAGCATAAATACTGATCATAATTCTGCTCGGTTCAATGGGACTATAGGCTCGACTATTACAATTACGGAGATTGCAGTATGACGGATATATCAATAGTGATTGGGTGGAAGTTCGGCCACCAACCGGGGATGGCTACACGCGATGGCGTTATTACGGATTTCCCCGGTGGCATACCGTCGCAAGCAGATCAAGATGAATGGACGGCTGAGTATGTAGCGCACTTGGCGGCAACAAGCTATGTCGATGACCGCCGCGAAGCCTACGGCTCAGTCGGTGACCAGTTGGACATGCAATATTGGGACAGCGTGAACGGAACAACTGTTTGGGCGGACCACGTTGCGGCTGTCAAAGCCGTGCACCCGAAGCCGGAAGGATAAGATATGTCAACAATCAAGACAGATGCAATCACCGCTGTCAGCACTAATACCGACATCTCAGTCGATGGTGATGGGACAGGTGTTCCTGATCTTGGGGCAGGGATGAAAGTAGGTGGTTCTGTCGGTATCCCGGTTAGTGAGTTACGTACCGGCACTGATGGTGAACTAATCACATGGGATGCTTCCGGCAATCCAACGACTGTCGCTGTTGGAACATCGACCCATGTGTTGACCTCCAACGGTGTAGGTGCGGCCCCTACGTTTCAAGCGGCGGCTGGTACTTTTGTCGAAAAAGTAACTTGCAGTGGTAATGCCACAGAAGAACTGGGCGAGGGAAATATTGAGGCCGGATATATTTATCGGCTCCACTTCCTTAACGTAAAACCGAGTGCAGACGCACATGTACTCGTTTTAATCGGTACAGGCGGCGGTCCGACATACTTAACTTCCGGCTATGCGGGGGACGGATGGAGGAATACGGGATCACATGGCGGTTATGCCAATCCGTCAACCAGTGTTCAGCTTGGTTCCGGGGCTGGCGGGGCGTCAGCCGGAGAAACCATGAATGCGACAATGCGGATTATGAATGCTGCAGAAACGGTTGAAACAAAATTTTATGTAAACGGCACATGGCAGGACTCCGGCGGCAACGAAAGCGGTTTTGCGATGGGCGCGGAACAGACAGGAACAGCAGCAGTTACCGGATTTCAGGTTAAATCTGCTTCCGGCAATCTGGCAAGCGGAGATATAGTTCTGGCACGGGAGAAATTATCGTGAGTAAATTTTTAGTTGTCGCACACTGGGACAGTAATAATTATATCACTGGATCAAACCATTCTGCGACCAAAGACAAGGCTGATGAACTTGTAGCTGTCATGGTCAGCGAGGGCAATTCTGGAGCATTCCATGTTTCTTACCCTGATAGCGGCGATGTTTCTACTTGGGTTGTTAACGGATCAGCAAAAACCGTTACCGATGGAACTAAAAATCCGGCAGTTGTCCAAGAAGAATGGGTTGTGGTCAGGGCCGAGCGGGACAGGCTTCTGGCCTCAAGCGATTGGACCCAATACAACGACTCACCGTTGACCAACGAAAATAAAGCAAGTTGGGCAAAGCATCGCCAGGAATTGCGCGACCTTCCGGCTGTCACTACTGATCCCGCTGATCCGACTTGGCCGAAAGCGCCAGAATAAAGGAGAAATATTTTGTCCACGATTAAGGCCAATGCAGTCGAACCAACGACAACAAACTCGGCACTAACACTCTCGGCCAACGGCACGGGCGGCATTGTTATCGGTACGGGATTTGGTTGTAGTCAACAGACGGTTTACGACCTTGGCACCAACAGTAGTGGAACCGAAACTTTGGATTCCGATAACGGCAATTTCCAGAAGGGCGTAAATGGAGGGGCGCATACTTTGGCTCCGCAGTCCCAGCTATCGACTATCGTGGTTCAATATACGAATAACGCCTCTGCCGGGACGTTGACCACCAGTGGCTATGACATCGTGACTGGAGATACGATCAGTACGACAAATGGCGATGATTTCATGCTTTATTCGACTGTTAATGGTGCGTTCCAGCACCTTCATGTGACGGCCCTGCAATGAGTTTATTTCCGATAATCGCGCCAGTCGAAGCTGCTGTTGTAGCCGTAGCATATAATAGCGAGGCTGCTGGAAACGGGTCCGATGCCTCATCATTTACTTTCTCCAGCCAGACGCTTGGCGCTGGTAAAATCGTCGTTCTTGTGGGGGGCGCGAATGAGTCAGCCTCGCTGAGCAGTGTCACAGTTGATGGCAACACGGCATCCCTCCTGGCGGACATTTCACCCGGTGGATCAAAACGACTTTCTGTCCTCCAGTACAACGGTAACACCTCGTCGTCCGGTGATGTTGTCGTAACCTATTCCGGTACGCAAGGCCGCTGCGGCATCGGCGTTTATCTCGTGACCGGAGCGGCGGATAGCGCAACGGATAATCTGGAGGCGACGGCCACATCTGCACCTTCTATTGCGCTGGATTGTCCGGCAAACGGCGTCATTATCGCGGCGGCTCTGACTGAAAATAACAATTCAGTTTCATGGTCAGGCGTCACGGAAGACTTTGAGGTTTCGACTGAAGCCACTGAGAACAGGCTCATCGGGGCGTCTGACGCCTTCGCCGCAGAACAGGTCAACCTGACGATACAAGCCACAGCCAGTACTAATGAGGTGAACTTGATCGGCATCTCATGGGGACTAGCATAAGGAGAAACTATGGATATTTTAATCAAAACATCGGACAGCACCGAGATTTGGCGGTGGCCCACACCGCCTGGGAAAGTTGACATCCCCGGCACAGGTGATGTCGTATTCCCTGCTCCAGATGACAGGCCACTGGCTATCGGCCCAGACCACTTTCTAGCCACGGCAACGGTTGTCGATGAGGCTATCGGTGACGGCCAGAAGCGTGGGCCGGAAGTTGTTACAATTGTCGGCCAGGAAGTGACGGTAACGCGGACATCAATCGACAAAGACGCCGATGACCTCCTGGCCGAATGGAAAACCGAGATGTCGGAAGCGACAAGAGATATGCCCGACTGCGTCGAGGCCGTTATCGACAGCATGGACGTGGCCCAACTGGGCCGATTGGGTCAGGTTGCAAAGGACCATTTAGCAAACAAGAAGATGGTAAGAGAGGCGAAGCCGTGAACAAAGCCCACGAGCAAATCCAACAGTTGAGTAGCGACACCGTTGGAAAGATATCGGTTGGGATTGGCGGCGGGGGGACGACTGCGCAGGTGATTACTGAGTGGGGTAATTTATTTGTTCTCGCTGGTAATGCAATTCTGGTAGCTGGTGGTTTATATTTATTAGTATTCAAAGTACGAGATAGGTGGAGAAAGGGGAGGTAACTAGTGAAGTTATTTTTTGTCTTAGTGTGGTTTTTATTTATATTTGTTACCCCCTCTATTGCTGAAAAGCCTAGAGTTTCTGACGGCTCTTCTATTCGTGTTGGTCATTCTCAATGTGGATCTACATTGACTTCAAGAGAAGCATTAAAGAAATTAAATGAAAAGGCAGTAGCATCAGCCTTAATGGATATAACATCTGGGGATACTGTAATTGTAACAATTTTTAATAATCAGTCAGGGGATTGGACTATTATGGTAGATGGCAAGAATGGTATTAGTTGTATGGTAATGTGGGGTAGAAATTGGTTTAACATTAAAGATGAAGGTGATAGTTTATGACTATCGTCCTGACGTGACACGCCAACCAACCCTGCGTATTTTGAGTCTTGGCGCTGGTGTCCAGAGCAGCACTATGGCGCTGATGGCGGCGCACGGGGAAATAACGCCTATGCCTGACTGCGCGATCTTCGCTGACACCCAAGGTGAGCCAAAGGCGGTGTATGAGCATTTGAAGTTTTTAATGTCCCCCAACGTCCTCCCCTTTCCTGTCCATGTAGTCACACAAGGAAGCCTAAAGGACAAGATCGGGCGCAAGCGGCCCAAAGGAAAATGGGCGCACCTACCAATCCCGGCCTTTATACAAGGGAGCCGGGGGACAATCGGTCCGGGGAACCGGGATTGTACGAGAGACTTTAAGATCGTTCCCATCCAGAGAAAGGCGAAGGAACTAGCCGGCATCACCAGGAAAAAAGCCCCAGACCACCCTGTGGTCACCCAATGGATAGGCATTTCAACCGATGAGGCGTCGCGTCAAAAGCCCAGCCGGCACGCCTGGTGCGAACATCGGTTTCCCTTGATTGAGGCGGGGATGAGTCGCGGGGACTGCCTGGAATGGATGCGGAGACATGATTATCCAACACCGCCGAAAAGTGCTTGTACGTTTTGCCCCTACCACAACAGCACCCTATGGCGCGACCTCAAGGTGAATGACCCTGAAAGTTTTGCAGAGGCGGTGGAGGTGGATAAGAAAATCCGTGGGGTTTGGGAGGGGAAAACCATATCGCTCCACTCATCGGGAAAGCCGCTTGAAGAGGTGGACTTTCGCAACTTGGAGGACAAGGGCCAACTCAACATGTTCAACAACGAATGCGAAGGGATGTGTGGGGTATGAGCAATCCCCTGATCGTCGTGGTGATCGCCCTGATCCTCTCTGGCTGCGCGGCGGCTGGGTACGTCACCAGCGGCGTCGGCGCGGCCC